AAGATTGACTTTTAAATTATGCTAGAACAGTATTAGCGAAGCTAATTCCGAAACTTCTTGCATATAAATGTGCATCAAGTGGAGTTGTTTCAATACCATATCTTGTGCTTGCAATGATTGCTGGTTGACCAGAATCTTGATGTGTTACTTTTTGGAATGAAAGTGGAACATATGGAGCAAATACACCCATACCATCTCTTCTATCAGCACCTTTGTAAAGTACAGTTGCGTAATCACTTACAGCATATTGATCAACGATAACTTTATATTTACCATCAAATGTACCAGCTACACCACCAGAAACAGGAACATTAACATTAGAAACAGCACCTACGTAAGTACCAACTTGCTCTAACATTGTTGCAACTTTTGGAGAAACTACAAGAACATTTCCTTGACCTCTTTTAATATCTAAACCAATTTGTCTAGCTTCAGTAGCAATTTTGATTGCTTGAGTTCTGAATTTTTCAACTTGGAATCTTCCTGTACCATCTGTACCAGAAGCAGTAAATGCGAATGAGTTAGAAACTTGAGTAGCGTTAGTATTAACAAAAGAAACTACTTCTCTGTCCATTTCAGCTTGAAGTTCATAACCGATAAGACTCATTAATTCTTCATCAGCAAGTAAACCATGTTGTGCTTTAAGATCTTGGTACATTTCTAAAGTATATTGACCTTTAAGTTTTCTAGTTTTAGCTTCGATAACTTTTTTAGCAATTGTGAATCCAACTTCTTTCATATCTTTACCAAGTAACTCACCAGCAGCAGTTGTATGAGAACCAGTATAACCTTTAAGAATTGTTCTGAATGCAGCTTCATTTGTATAGATAGCAGCAACTGAAACGTTAGTTTTAACAACTTCTAAACCAAATTCGCTTGTAGCAACTGGAGTAGTAACTTTAACTAATGCAAGTAAACCTTTTTCATTGTTTTCAACATATAAAACTACACCCTCTGTTCCAGAAGTAGCACCTTCAAATGTATCACCAGCAACAACAGCAGAAGCAGCAGAACCAGTTAATTTAACAATAACACCATACTCACCAGCAGCAGTATTAATTCCACCATTTGTTTCACCGTTTCCAGTATATCTGTTAACTAATGAATACATAAACCCTGAAGGCATAGTCATTGGTTGAACACCAAGTAATTCATTTGCAATTAAGTTAGGCATAACTCTTCTTACAAGTGGCATAAGGATTGGAGTAAATTGAGCGATATCAGAAGATGTTGAACCTTCAGACATAAGTCTATCATATTCCTTTTCTGTATTTTCTAGCATTAAAGCCATTGTGTTTTTGTCAGCATGATTTAGTGGAGCAAATTTTGCGCTTTCTAAAATCTCACCGTATTTTTCTGTTAACAACATTGTGTTATTCTCCTTTAATATTTTATTTTCAAATTTATTTATAATTTTTAAAAATTGGATTTTAAACAAAAATTAATTAAATTAATTAATAATTGTTTAACTCACCGCCACTTATATGAACCGTTTGTCTATACTCGCCGATTTTTTAACACTTTCTTCGATTTTTTCTTCAACTTCAGCTACAATAGAAGGAGTTGATTTAACACTTTCTTTTAATGTATTAAGTTTAGCTAAATAAGCCTCATCTTTACTGAAGTCAACGATTTCTGCTAATTTTTCAAATTTTTCGCTTTCAACTAAAGAAAGACCTTCTTTCATTTCAGAAATAACGCCAATTTTAATTAATTCATTTATTTTAGCATCTTTTTCTATTACTTCTTCAATTAGAGCATCATATTTTGCAATACTTTCTTCTAATTTAGTTTCTACATCTGATGCTTCTTTTGCTTCTACTATTGTTGATACTTCAACACCAGCAGTAACCATCATTGCAGATAGTGCTTCAATTATTAAATCAGCTTTTTCTGATTTTGCAGATTCAGCAAGAGTTTCTTTTGCTTCAGCAACAAATTCTTCTACAGCTCTATCTAAATATTTATCAACACTTTCAATCATAGCTTCTACTTCGCTTGCAAATTCTGCTTTAGCTTCTGCTAAATCTTCAACATGTTTTGCTTCCATAGCTTCTACTTTTTCAGACATACTGTCTACAGCTTCTTGAATTTTTTCAGCTGCAAGTTCTTCAGCTAATGTTTGAGCTTTTAACTCTACTGCTTCGTTGAATTGTACTTCTAAACTTTCTTTAAGATCGTCTGTTAATACTTTTTCATCTATTGCTTCAAATAATGTTTTAAGCATATTTTAATTCCTCCATTTAATACATTTATAATGTTTTGCATTATTATTTATAATTTTTAATTTTTAAGATTTATTTTTCTTCTTTTGCTTCTTGAGATAAATCTTTAAACGACTCTACTTCATAACCTTTAACATCTGCATATTGTAATGCATCTGATTTATTTTCAAAATAAAGTGTAATAATTCTTTTTTGTCTAGTTTTATTATCTTTAAAAGAAAATGTGCATTTAAATTGATATTTAATTGAAGTATTTGCAGAAAATTTTGGTAAATAAGCTTTGTTAACTTCAGTTAATGTTTCTAAAAATTCACTAAATTTTTGTTTAATTCCATCTTGAATATCTGCTTTTTCAAATAAATGACAAGCACTTGATGAACAAACTGCAACTTCTTCAATAATTCCGTTTTCTTTAACTTCAAATTCTTTATCTTCAAGAACACCTTCGTTTAATCTAAAAGATTCAACCATTCCGTTCATTGTAGCACCATAATCCGATGGCTCATCAACTAAATCATATGTAATAAGATTAAAGTTTTCAACAATTCCATTTTTAACACTACCTACACCTCTACTTGATACAGAAAGTTTAATTCCAGCATCAATTAATGATTTAAGTTGGTTAGCTTTAGGATTATTTAAAAGAACTGCTTCTCCCATAACATATCTATCTTGTATATAAAGTTTTTCAATTTTAGCTACTGCTTCCATTGGATCAACTTTACTTCTTGATGGATGTTGCCACTCACATAATAAATTCAAAGAACCTTTTTCAAAGTTACTTTGATATTTTTGAACTTCTGATTCCCATATATTTCTTGGATAAATTCTACCATTTCGGTTTTTCTCACCCATAGTAGAAAATACACCTTTTATCTTATATTTCTTTTCAGAAGTTCCTGAGGCTTCATTTAGCCCTTCCTCTACTGAATAATTCAGTTCTGAATCATTTTCAAAAATCAATTTCATTAAAATTACCTCTCTTTATTCCGGTTCTTTTGTCGTAGAATTAATTTGCGCAAAAATATCTTTTAGCTTTTGCATTCTATCAAATTCTGATTCAAATGATTGAATAACAGGGTTTGATTGAACTTTATTTGCTAATTCTTGTTTAATTGCAGTTGAAAAATCTGTATATTTTTTATCTACAGCTAATTCAATATCTTTTGGTTCTAACATTTTTTACCTTTCATTTTAATTTACATAAGTATTTATAATATTGAATTTAAGAGAATATTTTTATTATTCTCTTCTTTTTCTTGTACTTCTATATTGTTTATTTTTTCTAAGTGCTATTTTATATAATGTATCTGCATCAACTTTGCCATTTACAAAAGTTTCTGTTTTTAATTTAGCAGCATTTAAAATGTGTTCATCTGGAATAACTACACCGCTTGATGATATTCTTTTATTAATATATAATCTTATTATAGGAGCAAATCCAACTTTTTTTAAAAAAGGTTTTAATTTTTGATAATCAAATTGCAAAGGTAATCTATTTTTAATATTATTACGATTTTCTTTAAGTATTTGTTTAACTAAAATAATTCTTAATGGAATTGGTGCCCAATGAAAGTTAATAGCTAGTGTATGAGATCGTCCACGTTGTAAAACAAAAATTAGTGGAGTACTATCAAAAGTTTGAGTTTTATCTTTAGCATTATAACCAATGGATAAAATACTTCCTGGTTTAAAATGTTTTAGAGTAAATCTAGTTTTATTAGTTTTAATCAATTTCTTCATTAAATCCATTGATTGTTTAATTGTTAATGGTTCTGAAAAAGCATCTGCCATTTTTTATCCTTAAAATATTATAAAAGACCCAAAAGGGTCCTCTAAATAACTTAATGTTATATAGTTTCCCAATCTGAGAATGAAAAAGAAACATCAAATTCTTGAATTGCATCTGCAGTTTCATCTTCAACTGTAATTTCACCAATATCTTTTGGAAAAACATTATTAAAAAGATATCCTTGACCTTCTGAACCATCATTATTAATTTGATAAACTTTCATTATTGAAGTAATATCATTAAGATTACTTGCATGTGTATTTTCTGAAAAATTATCAATTTCTTTCATCCACTGAATTATATTTAATCTTAATTGATGATCTTCTGTATTATAAAAACTTAATGTCCATTCATTTGTAAATGATGTATCACCAGGTATAAGAAGTTTTCTACCTTGATTCCAAACTTCAATTTCTCCGATTGTTTTACCAGGAAATGATGAACTTTTGCAAAGTAAATCTGCTGTTTTTGAATCTCCTACTCTTTCTATGTAAACTCTGTACTTGTTAGAACGAGCACCGCCTTGTATCGCATTTTTCATGTCATTTATAGCAACTGAAGCCATGTTAAAGTCTCCTTTAATTTTTTATTTATTTTTGATTAATCAATATTATTTATATTTTTTAAAAAATAAGATTAATCTTCAACCAGTATACTCAGTTACACCTTTTACAATTCCAGAATTATCAATATAATCTTCAATATCTGAACTACCTTGAGGATATGCTTCTGGTGGAAGTTCAGTATTTTGTGAAAAATCATTATCCCATTCAGGATTCCAAGCATCAGGGTTAGTATAATTATTAGAACTATTATTTAATATACCTGGAGATGTATATTTTGGATCAGTATATTCATCTTCGATAGTAATAATAGGTATCATTTCTGAATATGTTAACGAAACAGAAAATTCAGATAAACCATTATCACCTTCATCTGATAATTCAACAGATCCTAAAGAAGTTGGAAAACAATTTTGTAACATATACCCATAAATTTTATTTCCATTTACATCTAATTGCCAAACTTTAATGTCATATTGATATCGACTTTCGTATGTAGTTAGTTCATTTCCACTAAATACTTCTACATTTGCAGCACCATCTCCAGAAACATGTTGATATCCTCTACTTGTATTATCAACACTATTTAACCATTTATCAAATTCTTTACGTAATGTTGCATTTAAATCATCTATAACAGTTATATCATATGTTCCTGGAAATTCTGTTTCGCCTCTAACATTATATTTTCTTCCAGCCATATAAAAACTTGTAGAAGAATTACTTCTTTCTGGTAATGCTGTTGCTTGACAAAGAATATTTAATAAAGAACCTGATCCTGTTTTACCACTTAATGGAACTTGAATTAAATATTTATTTTTTCTAACACCCATTCCAACTATATGTCGTAGTTGTTCAATTGTTGTTTTAGCCATTTTTAATCCTTATTAATTCGTTTGTGCAAAGTCATATTTTTCACCTTTTGTTTGTTTTACAATTAGATGTGAATAAGTAAAAGTTACTGTATATTCTAAAAGCGCTCCAACTTGCGAAGAATCTACTGTAATATCTGAAACACCTGTAGGATAACAATTGTGATAAATGTATTCTGCTGTTTTGTTTTGTAAATCAAAATCTAATTGTGAAACTTTAACTGTTGTCATTTTTTCAAAATCACTTTTTAATTTTCTTAGACTTTCTGTAAATACCGATCCAACATTAATATCATTCGATTTATTTGTAGATGATTGTCCAGATCCAGGATAATAAGATTCATAACTTTCATCAAATCCTTGAATCCAATCCATAAATAAAATTCTTAAATCATGGTTTTCTTCTAAATAAAATGTTAATTCAAATGTTTGTCCATATTTTACATGTGATGGCACTTGTATAGTTCTTCCTTTGTATTCAAAAGGAACAGTAGTTAATGTTTTTCCAGGAAATGTAGCACCTTTACATAAAACAGAAATATTTCCTGTTGGTATTTTAGGTGTTCCTGGAATTCTAGCAATATTTAACATATATTTAGCTGCTCTAGCTCCATCACCTAAAATACTAGCAAGAATTGTTTGAAAATGTTTTGCCATTTTATCCTCCTAAAGTTTATTATTTATAAATATAACTATATTTATATTGGAGAAAAAACTATGATGGAAATTTCATTACCTACCGCACTTACAAGAATTTTAGGAACAAAATGGTCAAAAATAAATGATTTTCATGTTTATTTTGTATTTCCATCTGGAACCTTAATGAAACAAGTTAATGATGATATATTAAACTTTGCATTAAAATCTTTAACATTACCACCAAAAACTCAACAAGCAATAGAAGTTTATACTGGCGGACAATGGTTAATTGCAAATGGAAGACCTGATATTGCTAGAGTTGAATGCACATTTAGAGATTACAATGATTTTAAATTATATAGAGGATTTTCAGAATTATTTGAAAAAACTCTTGGAAATTATATTGATGAAACATATAGTACATTAAAAGTAGCAACAGGAGATAATTCAGCAGGAGCTAAAGAATCAACTAAAGAAAGCATAATAGCAGAATTTCAAGAATTGATTATAGAAAATGTTTCTCAAATATCTTTTGATAATACTACTGAAGATCAAATAGCAGAATTTTCAGTAACATTTAGAGGAAAAAGAGCTAAAACACCAGGTGGAGTTTATTATGAACCTGGAACTACAGGTGGAGATATTAGAACTCAATTTAAAAAATAATAAATACAATTGAATAAACAAAAAGAAAGGAATTTGATGGAAAATCAAAACACACAAACAGCACAAATAGAAAAAATAAACCCATTTAAAATTGAAGAAGTTTATAGTAAAGAAATTACTCTTAGACCTGGCAAAACAGTTCAAGCTAGAAAATGGAAAGTTAAAGATAGAAAAAATCTTAAAAAATTAATTGAAGAAAGAGGAGAAGATATTTCGCCTATTCAATTGGCTTCAGTTTTAATTTTTCCTTGTTTAAAAAATAAAGATATATTATTAACAGAAGAAGAAATTAAATTTTTATTATCTGAAATTAGAGCAATTTCAATATCAGATAAATTTAAATTTAGTTATATTTGTTCAAATGAAGATTGTAATAAATTAAATGAACAAGAAATTTTAGTTCAAGATGTTAATAAATCTAAATTTAACAGTTGGGGTGTTGCAGAAATTGATGGCATTGAAGTTGAATTTGGAGAAATTGTAAATTCAAAATTCTATTATGAAAAAATGTATGAATTTAAAGATCCAAGTGAAAGAAATTTAGCTGATATGGCAATGCACATTGTAAGAGTTAATGATTTTGAAGCATCAATTAAATTTGAACAATTTATGACATATTTTAATGAAATGGATACAGATCTTTTAGATCAAATTGTTCAAGAATATAAAAAGCAAAAATTTATGCAAGATAATGAGCATGAATGTGAATGTACATTCTGTGGAACTAAACAAAAATTCATTTTTGATGAAATCCCTGATTTTTTCCCAAAATCTTGGTTTGAATAGAATTTGATATGTTTAAAACCATTAAATATGGTTTTGGTCAAGGTTCCAGAACAATAGAATTAATTCCATATAAAAGTTGGCAAGAAAGAGAAATTCTTCTTGCTTGTTCATTAAACGAAGAAGAATTTGAAAATACTGGTGTTGATAAAATTTTTGATTATCTAAAAGATAACATAATTTATAATAAAGATTATATATTGTCAAAAGATGAAAAAATATATTTGTTATATATGTTGAGATCTATTTCTGTTGGAGAATCAATTAATAGTACTAATACGTGTCCACATTGCCAAAAAAAGTTTGATGCAGAATTACCTATTGATGGTTTTATAATTGAACCTAAAAATTTTAATGAATCATTAATTTTTGATGATTTTACTTGTTATTTTAAAGATACATATACTAATTCAAATATTGATGAATATTTCTATAAAGTTGTTTATAATATAAATAAGGATGAAATAATATTAAGAGATGATATTCAGAATTTTTTTGATAATATAAATGTTGAAAATGAAAATACAATTTTGAATTTTATAAAAGAAAATAGAACAATTTTTAAATTTATTTGTAAAAAGAAGTGTAAACATTGTAAAGAAGATTTTCAAATACCTATGGATTCAGATACTTATGTAACGTCTACTTTATCTGAAGATTCTTTAATTTCTTTATATAAAACAATTTCAAATTTAAACTTTCATGGAAAATATACAAAAACTGATATTGATGGTATGTTACCATTTGAAAGAAGTATTTTAGTTTCTTTATTAGAAACAAATTTAAAAGAATTAAAGGAAGCAAGACCTTAGGAGATAATATATGTTTAATTTAAATAACATTTTTAGCAAACCACTAGTTAAAGATGAAAAAGAACCGGAACAAAAACCCGAGTCAAAACCAACTCCTAAACCTGAACCTAAATCTGCACCAATTGAAGAAAATAATTCTGAAGCGCCAGATTCAAAATACAAAATAGCAGCTGAAAAAATAGCAGTAAGAACACCTGAAAGTAAAGCAACTTCAAAAAATACATCAAGTGTTTTAAATGAAATTAAAAATAGAAATACAAATATTATTCAAACAAGTAAAGCTGAAATAGATGGACAAAAACAAGAAAAGTTAAAAGAAGCTAAAACTACTTCTGATATTCTTCAACAATCAAAAATAGCAAATGTTCATTTAAAAACCATTTCTGATAATCTTATAGATGAACAAGATACAAAAGTTAAAAGAGTTTCACAATTACAAAGTAAATCAGAACCTAATACTATTCAAAGTGAAATAAAGAAAACCGAAGGTGGAATGGGTTGGTTAGCGGCAGCAGCTGCTTTTTTAGCTCCTCTTATAGCCAAATTAGTAAAAAATGCTGTTGCAAGTGTTTGGAAATTTGTTAAAAGTTCAATAGCTAAAGTTTGGACTGGAATAAAAAC